GCGATACATCAAAGCCAAAGACTGTGTAGCCGCCAACTGGTATCTGTAACTCGCTATCGCTAGTCTCCTCAAGGATGCCATGAGGCCAAGGGCTACTTAAGGAGTCAATCCATTGGCACAGCAACTCTGTGCGCGTATTTTCTATCGGAGAAGTCGCAACTGACTCCGCAAGCGTTTCCAAAGTGACTAGGTAAGACAGGGCAGGGTTAGCAAGCGCCCAAGCCTTAGGATCGTCAATTTTGCAGTACTGAGGCGCGGAGTATTCGTAAAAGCCAAAGGATTTAGGCGGATTATCTAAGGCTCGTTCTCTCAGCTGATTAAGTACTTGGCTAAACGCATCTCCAGCGTTAGAAGTCAGAAAAGTGTGGGCATTGGCTCTAGCACGAGTTACCGGCATCGCTGCTCGATAGCCATCTTCTGACCATTCGCGGATTTCATCAAGGAATAGCGCATCTGCCGATCGACCGCGAGCGCCATCTCTTGTAGCTGCTACTACATCAAGTCTGCGACCATCTTTCATCTCAATCGACTCAGTTCCATTGGCGTATCTAATCTGTTTTACTAGCTGCATCAAGTTCTCGTTGTTTTCAAAGACATGGGCTACTTGGCGAAAGGTGTCTAGCGCCATCGAGCGGTTTGACGATGCAATGATCACGTTCTTGCTATCCCACTTGATTAAGTGAGCCAAAATGAGCATTCGAGTCAGATGAGTCTTGCCATTCTGCCTCGCGACCAGTAATAGGTTCGTTTTGCGTATCCAGAAGCCCTTCTTGTCAGTTCTGAGCATGTCTGTCAACACAAACTTCTGCCAAGGCAATAAAGGCATCTCGATTAGGTTTGCAAGTTCAATTACATCATCGACTTTAGATTTGCCCTTTAGATAAGGGCTGTGAAGCCTCGGTTCTGTTGCCCCTCGTAGCGGTTGTTTACGAGCGGCCATTATCCGGCTTGATCTGGGTCAGGTCGGGCGGTAAACGGACTGTCTTGGGCTATTTCCGATCGTGTTGGGGAGGGGAAGCCAGAAAAGACAGGGGGGGTAGCCTTCCTACCTAAAAAAACGCCCTGATTACGCGATCCTTTACTACTGTTGCATGACTGGCAACACGCTACTGCGTTCTCATAATTGATTACCAAGTCCGGTGCTTTACTAATTGGGATTATGTGATCAACAGTACTGGCTGGCTGTTGGCAATAGAAGCATGACCATTGATCTCTTGCTAATACCTTTAACCTAAATGCTTTGTAATCTCTGCTTAATCGAGGATCACCTCTCTTTGCCATTACTGCCAACCTCTAGTCTTAAGATGATGCAATGCACCACAGTAGTTAGGCTCATCATATTGAGTAACCCCATACCTATGAGATACATAATACCAATACATCCAGAACTGATAGTCATAGGGCTTACCTTGTATCGCTTTAACCTTTAACTGGTAATAACCATGATGAGAGCCATTAACTGCATCTATATTAAATCTAGACTCTCTATAGATTATCTCGTTATGGCATTTATATTGTTGATCTGTTAATTGCTTAGCAGCTAATAGTTTAATTGGCACTATTGAAGCCTCTGATCTATCAATGCTTGCAATAGATAGAGATAGCCCAATAACGACTGCTACCGAGCAAGCTACGCCTTTCAGGCTTGCTCTGAAGCCTTGCTGGCTTCTAGCAGATGAGTGTACCGCACCAGTCAAATCCATTAACATAAGTCCTGCTCATAACGGTGTGTCATTTTATTTATCTGTAGAATAGAAACCGTTACCTTTAAAACTAATTCCAAAGCTGCTGTAAATCTTGCGCATTGGTTCATGGCAGAACCCGCATTCAACATCGTGTGGTTCATTAATCTTTAACTCCTTTTCGTAACGCAAATTAGCCTCACATAGATCATTCGTGCATTCAAACTCATAAATTGGCATTACTGATCCTCACATGATTTGCAATAGCCAGATACAGTCCATTCGCCACATCCATTACATCTGATTATGTCTGCTTCTTTGACTACATCTTTGCGCTTTTCATATCCGGCATCGATCAGCAGCTGCACCAGATCGCCAAGGCGAAGCATGGCCACATAATCGTTAGCATTCTCACCTTGCCCATTAAGCCGAAAGCAAGCAAACCCCAATAGGCCGCTCTCGGCTGTCCTAGTTTCGATCTGGCGCAGAGTGCCGACTACATCGAGTCCTGTGCGCGCCTTTACCTCGCAGTCGAACGGAACATTGAGAATGTCGCGCCCAGAACCTCGACCTACCACAGCGCCTTCCCACCAGCGCCGTAGATACTCTGCTACTACACGCTCTGTGCGAAAGCCCCTATGCTTGCGGCTTTGACTCATTAACAGCGTGGCATTTCTTGCATGACCAAGTGATTGATTGACCTTTTACCCAGAATGCTAATTCTGTGCTTGGAACTGGCTCGTTGCATAGATGACATAATATCCGAACTTGTAGCGCATTAAGCATCTCACGCGCCTTTGCTTTCTCATATAATTCGTCATCTGTTGGGAACTTCTCCCATTCTCCATCTTGGTTCAAGAACTGTAAGCCGCTCATGATTGAGCCTCTTGCGGTTTCCATGCGCCATTGTTATCGATGACGTACCAGATCGGATCACACTTATCTACATCTGCCCAAGTTTCTTGGCGTTGTGGCTGAACCGAGCAACTCATGTTTGCCCATGCCCTGCCGTTCTTGTTGCCGGTACGCCAGATGCGCTCACCATGCTTACAATGCGGAATGTTCTTATCGGTCTTGGTTGCACCTAATACATCCTGGACTAGAACTACTGCTTCCGCAGCTGTGCCAGCAGGTTCAACCGCTTTGACTTTCCATGGATCATCTTCTACTGGCATGATTATCTTGTCGTTTAACTTCTCTGCAAAAGGCTTTGGGCTTGGTTTATCTGCAACCTGTCCTACTTTTTCCATGTCATCTCGGGTTGCGGTTTGTCCACCTTTAAGCAACGTGATTGCTCTGCCAAGAGCTGATGAAGCAATATCCTCTGCATAAAATCTACGCATATTCTGGATATACTGATCCCTAACTCCATGAGCGATATTACTAGTCGCAGGATTAGGGTCGTTAACATCGCGATAAACTTCAGCCTTGCAAGTGATATATCCTTTTTCAACATCGTGATAAGTGATTTCAATATTTGTCCTTCCCATTGGATAGTTTTCGACAAACCAGCGGTTCAACATAGCAACCGTCTCGTAATCATCTAATTTATACATAGAGTTCATTCTCCGTACTATGGAGCTGTGCCGCAAGGCTGGTGTATGCGACAAGATCAATATAAGTGTCGGTCTTTACGCCTTCCATGCTTCGGGCTACTTTGACGAGTGCCATGCACATTGCGACTTGATAGTCAGTAACCGGCATCTCAAGATAAGCCGACCAGAGGGCAGCCGTTCTTGCCATATTGTCACTTGGGTGTCCGTACTCGAGACCACGATCTTGGATAGTTGCTCTGGCTTGGTTGAGGTAATCACGCGCATTCATGCTCTCACCTGATCGCGCAGTTCACGACCGCGTAGAATGCGACCTCTGATCATGCCATGTTCATGGCCTTTGCTATAGCCAAGTAAAAAGCCAAGCAATGCACCTGCAACTAACATTCCTATAAGTGCTAAGTCTGTGTTCATTTACTGCCCTTCTGCTGCGCCCTTCGCAGCTTCTTGGCATAAGTGTTGCATAAATATCTGACTACCTGACGGTGTGTTGGTAACGAAACGGTAACAATTCTGCATTATCGACATGATCATCGATCGTGCGCTTGAGGTCGTTATCTAGATCGTCCATAGCGGCGGCCATTGACTACGAATGTGCCATCCTTTTCAAGGTTAATTAGGGTTACTTGACTGCCTTTGGCGTCTTCTTCCACGATAATAAAAGCCTGCTGCCAGTTCATTTGGCCTTTGGTATAAGTCGCCATTCGCGTATCCATGAGGTGTCCGCCTTCATATCCTCTGATTATGCGACTGATCTTCCCACCAGATGACTCAGAAAACTGAGAAAATCCCGCTCTGTGCGTGTGACCACAGATGGTTGAAATACCCGCTCTGCGGGCACTTTCAAGGGCTGTGAGACCAGGTGTGGGCTTCACACTACCCTCGTCCCCGTGGACGGCTATAAGGCGCTTAGCGACCTCGTACGGCTTCTTGTGGTAGGTAATCCCTAGTTCATCTAACTTCATAAATTTCTCAAAGCGCAGCTCTGGCAATGCTAGGAATGCAGGTATCTTTTTCATAATCACGTTATACAGTCGATCTGTGTGATTAGACCTGATCATGTGTGCCTCTTTAGAATGCTCAACCAAAGACCATAAGACTTCTACTGCTTGGTCTCGATCATCTCCAAGGGTCTGCTCAAACCAGCCCGGCATTCCTTCTGTCCATCGGCTGATCTGTGGGAGATCGATTTCATCTCCCAAAGTAATGACGCTATCGGGACGGTAAGCTTTAATAAAACTTGCAACATTTCTTACTGCTACTTCATCGTGATAGGGGACTTGTAAGTCTGGAACTATTACGGTGCGCTTCATTAGTCCTCATCATCATCTTCATCATAAGTGTGCGGAATTAGATCGGGCTTAGGAAGTATCCAGTCAGGATAAGCAGATGGCTCAGTAATTATTCCGAGTGCTATGTCAACATCAAAGCCAGCGCGGCGAAGCGCCCTATACATTTCTTGCAGGCTAATTGCCCAAGCATCGAGAGCTGAATAAGTGTCTAGGTCGATGACCTTCTTGCGAGCCATAGTTAAAATTATCGCTCGAGAAGAATGTTATAAATCTCATCGACACGCTGATTTAGTCGTTTAATTTCCGACAGCAAGTGCGTGATCACATAGCCAGCCAAGCCACCCACTATCGCAAGCGTGGCAATATAGAGATTTAAGTAATCCTGAACAGTCATCGTTTAGGTGTCGCATATCCAAAGACCCCAGCAAGGACAGCCCAAAGGATAGAGCGATAATCTGCTGCAAAATTAGAAGCTGCCCAAGCTGCTAGAAATGCCCCAGCAGTTAAGACGTAAGGATTCTTAATGTTCATTCTTGCTCCAGTTTATTTAGTTCGTCTTGATGAACTTTGATGGCGTTATCCAATATCTCTAAGGCATCATTGGCTGCTTGAACTGCCTCTGGATTGTTGGCGGATACTTCCTTGTTTAAAGTGTGCTGATAAGCCTCTGATGCAAATTGAGCGATGCGCTGTTCAAGGATTGAACGCTTCTGATTGTTAGTTAGTAGTGCTGAGTAATCCATTTATGCTGCTCCTAGTGTTGTAATTGTTCCCGATGAACCTTTGTATTTCAATGCGCCAGCATCAACATAAAGAACGCCTCCACCGCTAGGCGTATTTGGTATAACAC